GCAAGCATAACCAGTATTAGTAAATGGCACTCCTGTGATTTGCATATAGCCAGTTCCACCAGATGCGGCGGAAAACCCCAGAATCCTGAATGATGCAGTGACAAGACGGCCAACTTTCGTGTAAGTACCCTCTACTGTTACAGGAGTGTAGGTTCCAGCCGTGCCAGAACCACGAACGGCAGGTGTCCAAGTCCCCTCCTCATAATCATCCAGCGTGTTTGCGTTAGACGATGAATGTGAAATTGCTGTAGTTGGAAAAGTAATGCCCACACCATTAGCATTCGTTACAGCGCCTTGAAGTGCAAGAACACCGTTTGCATTTAATGTGGTTGTTGCCGAAAAAGTTACGTTTGTCCCCGCAGTTCCAGAAGCGGCAGAGCGCCAAACATGAGCGCCGTTAAGCTGGTAGGCATCAGTAACGAAATTTGTTGCAATGTATTTGTAGTTTGTTCCGTCATAGTAAGTGTTTGTGGATAAATGAGAAACTCCACTAGAACCCCACAATGATGGGCCTGTCATTTGCAAAACAACACTTCCACTCCAAGCACTTGGCGTAACACCAATCCCCACATTGCCGCTTGCATCAGTCGTAACTACTGCACTTGTGCTGGCATTGCCAATGGTGCTTGGAAGATTGATAACGGTACTCCCAGCAATCGCTGGTTCCTGTAGCGTAACGCTTCCGCTTGTTGATCCAAGTAATACTAAGCTCATGTCAAATCCTTTAAGAAATCACCCAGCGGGAGCCGCCAGCAACAGTAACTGACTGACCACTCGCAATCGTGATTGGCCCTGCTGATGCGCCTGAGAAGCCAGTGTCAATCGTGTAGCTTGTCGCCACGGTCAAACTGTTCACCACAATGCCGTTTGAAGCCACAGGAGCCCGTGCTTGGAATTCACCAGTGCTTGGCTTGTACAGCAGATAAGCATTACCTGTGTACAGATTCTCTGCCGTGCCTGTCGTGGCTCCTGCAAACACTGGATACAGGTTACTTGCCGTGCTGGTATCGTTACTTAGCGCAGAGCCACCAATTGACTTCCACGCAGGGGATGAACCAGAGTAGCCTTCAAACTGGTTTGTTGTGCTGTTGTAGCGCATCATGCCCGTAACAGGAGAGCCGGGCTGTTCGCCAGTCGTACCCTTGCTGATGAGCAACGCACCTGTGGAGGTGAACGAGGAATTTGCGGTGGCTGTCAGTGCGCCGGTAATCGCCAGCGTAGACCCGTTCCATGTCAGATTGGACGAGCCACCCAAAACACCGCTGTTGTTGAACTGAACCTGAGTATTTGACCCGGCAGCATTTGCAATCGTTGAGCTAGTCTTGATGAAATCTACGCCGTTCCACGCACAGACTGCTGATTCATTGGCAATGATCGTGACACCTGTCGTCGGGCCTACGCCTACCAACTTAATTGACTGAGTGCTGGAAGTCTTGTTAATAACTACATAGACTTTTGACTGTGCAGGTGCTGTGATTGTGCGGGTTGTTGTGCCTCCAGCAGTCCACAAAAGTATCGCTGGCCGTGAAGTATTTGCCGAACCAGTTGTCGTGGTAAGCGTCACATCCGCATCAGAAGTGATGGTAGTAGTACCAGCAATCGCAGAGTCCAGCAGCGATGTAATGCTGTTATTTACTACGTCACCCCATGTACCAGATAGCTCCCCCGTAACTGGAAGTGCCAGACCCAATAGTGATGTATATGCTGTCGTCATGTAGTTACCTCAATTTCTTCCCAACTTGGGGTTTGCTCATCATTAATCAGCGCCCAGCCGGGGGTCTGCGGGTTGCTTATATTTTGCCAGTTTGCGGTCTGATTGTCATCTATGATTTTCCAATAAACCGCAATTACACTTCCCACCGATCCCAGCGCTTGATTGCCCGTTATACCAATTGCTCTTGCGCCTTTTCCAACCGTCCCCGCAGCACCGCTGGAAACGTTTCCAGTAAGAGCAATAACTCGGTCAGTGGTAACAGACCCAACAGCACCATTGGCCTGATTACTGTTAAGCGGAACAATCACGCCGCCCGGGTAACCATAGGCAAGATCACCTGTCAGGTCAACCGCTGTACTCTGTACCGCTGTCCCAACCTCACCAGAACCTGAATTACCAGTCAGCGCCTTACTGCTGCTTCCAATAACCGAGCCAACAGACCCAGAAGACAAATTGCCAATCAACGCAAGCAGTGTCTCGCCACGGGACACAGTACCAACAGCGCCACTGGAAACGTTACCAATGAGAGCCACCTCCTTGCCATGCGTAACAGTTCCAACTTCACCAGAACCAAAAACTCCTGACAAGGCTACTGTACGGGTAACCCCTACACTTCCTACGGCTCCATAAGCAATGTTGCCGTCTTCTGTCGGGTTGTTTGTCTCGGTAACATCCCCAACATTTCCAGAAGCCAATACCCCGGTGAGCGCGATAAGACGATCAGGCGAGACTGACCCAACGGAGCCAGTTGCCGAATCGCCTGTTGGGTAGACAGTCCCTCCACCCCAAGGGCCGCTACTCCATGTATCGTCACCCCAGCCGAGAGACATGAACTACCTCTTAGGTGGTAGCCAAGCGCAACAAAGCGGTGGATATAGTGTTTGAGGGCATGGTCAAAGTGAAAGTACCCGCAGTAATGGTCTGTGAACCAAAAGTGTGGACGCTTACAGCCTTGTCGCTTTGCGTGGAGTTGTAGATCAACACGCAATCAAATGCCGTGGTCAAGGTCACAGTCGTGTACGTGATGCTTGCCGATGGAGTCCAATACGCCACGCCAGCAGTCGCAGAACTGTTACTAGCCAATGGCGCAGTTGCATTAGTCACCGTTACGCCGCCAGCGGTATAGCCCGTACCAGATACTTCGTCAGTAGAAGAATACGCTGTAGTGGCCGCATTCACAGTGGCAGAAGTAAGGTACAAAGCCGCTTTAAATGTGTCAGCAGCGCCCGATGCTCGTACAGGAGCAGTGCCAAAATTGTGTGTTGCCGTGAGTACTTCGCCCAAAAACGAAGTTGTCAGTGCTTGCGTGTTTGCCATAATTTTTCCTTTACGCTATTGAAGCTGCTTCGCCGCCAATCGGTGGCATCTTTTTCAGGGTCACATGGGCAGAGCGGTGAACAAGCTCACCATCCAACCAATACTCAACCCAACTAGTTAATTCATTGTCATTGTCCACAGTGCCTTCTCGCTTTTCCAGCAAAGAATCATCCATGTCGCCTTTTGTAGTGGTAACGATCAATTTGAACTCCTGATAAGTGCTTCTGTTGCAGTGTTTGCTGGCATTGTGATTACAAACGTGCCGCCCGATGTGGAAACTTTGTCAGAGCCAAAGTCCAAAACAGCAACAGATTTGTTTCCTTGAGTGGCGTTATAAATCAATGCACATCGAGCAATAATTGCCCCTGTCCACGATGCGTTTGGAAATCCAACATATGCCGTGTACCCAGAACTATTGACCGTGATGGGTGTCAACACCAAACCACCAGCAACATAGTTGCCTCCACTTGCTTCAGCATCAGTGGTGTACACGGTTGTTGTTTCGTTCAAATTTGCATTTGCCGTATACAAGGCAATCTTGATCTGATCTGTCGTGAGATCATGAATGCCTTGATACAACTCGGCTTTGAACGATGTGGTTTGTGTTTGAACAATACTCATTGAACTTGTGTCCTGACTTGTCCATCCCTGTACGCATCCATACGCTGTTTGCCGTCACCCAAGTTCTTGAGCAGAGCAATAGACTGAAGATACATATCCTGATAAAGCTTGACCATATCTGGCTCGCCCTTCATGTAACGAATAGCCTCGACCATCGTGCCATTGAGCAGAGCAGAATCAAAGTTGTCGCCTAACCAAGTAGTACCAGCAGTGACGATTGATTCTGGGTAATAGTAGAAATGCAATTCAACTGAATAGGTTGTGTCTGGCGTTGGGCCAAGCATGAACGACAACTCAGTAACAGCATTTGATTGTGGGCCAAAGATGGCATAGTGTTTAGGCTTGCCACGATATGCAACAGCCGTGTTTGGATATGCCTCACGCATGAAGTTCACATCCTTATTCAGCAAATAAAGATATTCGCCCCCGCTAATCACAGCCAATGAATAAGCAGACAGGAAGTCATCAGGCGCAGACAGATACGGGTTACCAGCGGTAACAGTACCAGTCATGTTCTTGCGTAGATTAGCTATCTGAACAGTGTTATAGATACGCTGTTCAGCCTGCTTAATCATGATGTTCATGTCTACTGTGGGAAACGTATTCTCACAGTAGTCAGAAACAGCAAGGACAAGATCAGCGTAGTTCATGCCATTGGGCCTCGCGCCATAACACCTTTAGTAGCCGCACCAGTACCACGGATCTTGATGCCGCTGGTCTTGACAGTATTGTTGCTACCAATAGAAACGCCATCCATTGGAGTCCAATCTGGATTGTTGTCACGCTTAGGCGCACGTTTGCCGGGGCTTGATTGGATAGGCTCTGCCTTACCA